TTGTGTAGGTAGAGTATCTATATCTGCAGGCATAAAGTAATTTAATTATATTTTGTTTAAATTCAACGTATTTATATAATCAGTTACTTCGCGTTGTGAAAGTTCATAAGTTTTTGCCAACATTGGTATTGCTTGGTTGTTCTCTTTTAATTCTTCTTTTTTACGTTTAAAATAATTAATTTTTTTATTAGGCAGCTTAGGAAAAAGCGCTACAAATAAGCTATATAGTTCATTCTTTGATTCATGAGTACCTATGTATTTGTTTATAACATTAGAAATCTTAGCAGCTGAAGTAGAATACATGCTCAACCATCGGTTAACTAAATAAGGTGAAAACGTTGCTTCATCATCTACTGTAGCAAGGCAGTTCCTCTTCTTTAAAAAAAGAATATCAGAAATAAAGTCAAATATAGTCATTAGCTAATGACTTTTGACGTAGCAATAAAAATATCATCATTCAATCTATAAAACAGCTCGACTACTTCTTTCATAAAGGACTCTGCAGCTTCATCTGTAAGTTTGGTGGAAAAAGCGAACGCAGGAGCTTTTTTTCCAGCGCTTATATTAATTCCAGTATGACCTAAAGCGACTCCATTCTTTGTGTATGTAATACTAACGCTACACTTACCCTTAGGCTGTGTTATCCCGCCTTGATTATGTTCTTTATGAACAATTAAATCATCACCATCTACCTCGATCGGTGCTTTAAGATATTTTGTACTTAAAATATTTGCAATCTGTGTATTAAACAATCTTTGCCATGCAACAGCACCGAAAGAATCGAGATAAGGAATCTCCCACAAAAAGTTAATTGCATCGTCACTGTATATATAGTCGTTATTAAGAACGTCTTCTGAATCAATCATACCTTCTACCTCTACTTTCATTGGAGCGCGAAAAGCAATAATATTACCAATTGGAAGAGTTCTTTCTCTAAAAAATTTGTATGCAAACCTTGCATGCAGAAGCTTACCATCGTACTCTTTAATATCCTTAATAATCATAATTCTATTATAAAATAAAAACCAAAGTTTTCAACAACTATTACTTTAGTATAACAATTAAGTTATTGTCAAATGTATTGGACGGGTGATCTAATTTAACTACTCTTACAGTCTTTATTTTATGCTGTTCGCAAAATTCACGGGTAAAGACATCATTAAATTTCAAAATTATTTCATAAAAACATCTTCTATTATGTATACACCATCGGTTTTAAGCTTATGAATACTGTTAATTAAAAAGTTATGATTAGCTACGAATTGATGAAGCCCATCATCTATCATTATATCAAACACAATATCCTTAAGAGTATTATCCAGTAAGTCATTTATAGTCTTTTTATCTAACTGATCAACAAAAAATGTTTGTATTCTATCTTTATTAAACAAAATACCTTTATCTACATCAGCTCCAAATATATTAGAATTTAAAAAATATTCTTCCCACCCGTAAAGAGAGGCACCAACATTATAACTTGCGCCCATATTGGAAGGTATTGCCACATTATTAGTACCTAACCCGACTTCAAAAACATTGAGCTTTTTATTCTTTACATCACCAAATAAAAAATTATAAAATTTTGAATAATTGTGTATGCCTCTGCCCTTATCGCTACCGTGCCTAGCCATTATTTCACATAGCTCAGTTCTCTGTTGATCCGCAAATCCTTTAAAACTTAAAAGCCTTTCTTTAAAGTTCATTTTCCGGAAAACCTTTCATATTCTTTACTGTCCTTTTCAATATGTATAATTATTGGTGTACAACCTAAACTCCATTTTTCAGGGTATGCAAACTGTGAGTGCAATATATTGACATCATTATAATTTAAATTAAAAAATTTATTAAGATGCGTTTCATCATGCCAAAGTGCTACTATGTCATTTTCTAAATCACAACTAACATTTGTTGATAATTGATTTACTATTTCTTTAAACCCTTTGTTAGTACCTCCCCAAAGACAGCCTTGAAAATAAGTCTTTAAAAGCGTAGGATCAAAAAATGCAGAGGAAAGTTTATTTTTTTCTAAAGAAGAATTTTTATAATAATCAATGCCTGACATTAGCTGCCCGGGATGTAAGACGCCAATAAATTTTTTAGTTATTTGAAGCTGTGAAAACTTAAATGGCTTTACAGCTAGCATATCGGAATCAATAAAAAAGCAGTAGTCAGATTTAAACTCATTAAGATATTTTTTTATAAAATTAAATCTTTTAAGTGTTATATAAGGCCATTTTTCATGTTGTATGGTATGAATAATAGTGTTAGGGGTTTTATCTATTTTACTGTCTGTAAAAACGTGAAAAGTTTTATTACTATCTGTACAAAAATTATTATTAAAACTATCGTAAAATTTATTAAAAAAATTTATATAGTTATTTGTTCCTATAAAAACGATATCAATGTTCATAGAAATTTGTTTATTTCTTTTGCAACTCTTTCTACATAAAATGTAGGAGAATTATCAAAGTTACCCGCATACTGAAGAGCTAGCTCTTTATTTTTCTTTATTACTTCTTTACGAGATCTATATAAATCAGGCGTAATAAGTTTTATCTTATTTATTAGGTCTGAAGCATCTTCAAATTTTATCATACCGCTTTTATCAAAATAATCATTAATATTTGTACATCCCCAATAAAAAGGAATAGTTTCAGTAACTAAGCAATCAATAAGTTTTTCAGAAAAATAATTTTCATTTCTATGATTTTCAATTACAATAGAATATTGTGATGATTCAAAAATATAGTCTTTAGATACACAATCACCAGATGTACCGGGAGGAAAAGTATAAAATGCTTTAACGCCTAGATTTTTTATTTCACCTAAATTTTTGTATATATTATGTCTAAGAGTATGACCGGGTAAATAATTTTTACTACCGCATATAAACGATACTTCAAAGTTTGCACTCGTCTTAATAAATTTTTTCGAAATTCTACACGTACCAAAAGGAAATACTTGATTGTTTTTTCCTAGCGCAAAACATTTTTCATGGTAGAGAATCAAATCAAATTGCTTTAGAACATTAAAATTAAACTTTGGATGGCTGTTGTAAAACGCTTGTACAGGTTCACATCCTTGAATAAAAACTTTAAAACAATGCTGACTATGCTGTTTAAAATGTTCCTCATGATAACCGTCATGACAAATATATACCGGTTTAGAAAAACTAGGAAAAGGAAGACCGCCCCAAAATCCTGCATGCACTATTGGCTTTATCATAATTTTATCCACTCCTCGGGAATAACGTCTTTTGAATTAAACCATGTATCATCAGTTTCTTTAAACCATTTTTTAGGTGTAATAATTTGCTTAGTAACATTTTCATTTAAATAAGAGGACCACCAGCTAAATGATGATGATGAATTTATATTATCTTTACACATAGTTAAAATACAAAAATCTATATAAAGAGATTCATTTTCAATAAAAATTAAGCTTTTATTATTACCTAATATTGACTTACATTTTTTTATATTATCGCTACAAACAATAAATTTTCTATCGCGTCCAAAAAAATTAAATGCTTTTTTTAAATATTCGGGCTCTTCTAAAATATCATAATACAAGTGTCTAGGATCTATTTGACCTCGCGAATATGTTCTTAAATGCACACCTACACAGTTTTCTTCACTAATAAAATTATATTTTTTAAAAATATAATCATATATATCATCTTTAAATTTAAAATATTTTTTAATAAAATTAAAATTTTTTTTAAAATATTTCTCTGACTGAAAATAGCCGTATAGAGCTAAATTAGGCAGTTTAGGTATAGGGTCAAAATAAAAATGCTGCTCCGTATATTTGTTTTCGATTTTTTTATCAGAAGAAAGAGTTTCACTAATATTATGTTTAAATAATTTTGAATATAACCATTCAGGAAAAATTGCATTATCATTACAATCTACTGCGTGTGAGAGTGTAGCTGCAATTTGAAATAGTTGATTGCCAAACTCACCATTTTTTCCTAAAAGAGGGTAACAAATCATAAGCTATATTCTATCTTTTCTTTAGTTTTTATATTATTATATTGCGGATGCCATAAGTGTAGCGTGTATGCATTACTGTTTGATTTAATAAGGGTACTATGTTTACTTACAATTTTATCTAATAATTCTTTTTCCTCACCACCATAAACATCTTTTGACGGAAACCCTCCCACACTATTAAAAATTTTAGTAGGTAGTGAAAAATTATTTCCCCATGGGTACCAAGTATTAAAAATTTTATTGTACGTGTATGCACTATCGTCGTGACGTAAATCTCTTTCAATAACTTTAATATTTTTAAGAAGATCTATATGAGAGTTAAGATTTAAAAATTGTTCTATTTCTTCTGTAGTCCTTTCATTTGGGCCAAAAATTATATCATTTTTCATTAATACATCCATATGCGCCGAAACAAATTTAGAAGAAAAAAGATTATCTCCATTAGTAAAAATTAAACGACTACCCGTGGCTAATTGAGCTGCATTATTCCAATTATCTGCCAAAGTATATTTTTTTGATTTTGATTTATTATTAAGAGAAATTTTAATACCAGGAAATTCTTTGTTTATTATTTCTATAGTACCATCAGTGGAATTATCATCTGCAACAATGACTTCATAGTTATCATAATCTTGCTTTATAATGCTGCTTAATGAAAATTTTAGTCTTTTACATTGATTATATGAAGAAATAATAACTGATGCCTTTTCATTAAATGTCTTTAAAAACGGAATAGGTTGTTTTTTATTTTCTATATCTGAAAAATCTTCTAGTTGCCAGCATATCTTAGGCTTTAATGCATAACTATTATGTTTTTGCTGTAATGAGGTGAGTAAAATATCTATAGGGTATTTTAGTTCCTCCGTCTTTTCAGGTAAATGCGAAAGTAAGAATGGTAGATGCTGCGTATCTATACCATAGCAATTAGTTGTAAGAGTGTGCGATATCTTTTCTACATTTACATTAATTGATTTATTTTTTACTTGATGATTACCGCCAAAATAAAGCATATCCCAATTTTTAGGAACTTGCTTATAAAAAAAGTTAAAATCTTTATTAAAGTTTTCAGAAAAAACATTATCATCTTCTACTACTAGAATTTTTTTAAAATTATTTTTTAATGCGTCTAAAAAAACCTTTTTATGACTGTATGCACATCCGGTAACGCCTTTATAATTCCAGCCATTACCAACTGTAGTATTTGTACGTATAGCAGACCCGTCAACCGCTTCAACAAGAGTAAATTCTGTTTTTATTTTATTAAACTCTTTTGTAATATGCTCTAAGCGATCAGGGCGTCGTCTTAAGTTAATTACATAAATTTTATCGAAAAAATCATTTAGCATATTTTTTATAAATACCTTTTAATACTTCTTTAACTTCTTTTTCGCTACTATCAGGTACTCTGTTTTCCCAAGCAGGTGAATAACCGTGTTTATTTGCAAATATTTTTACACCCTTCTCAATATTAGATCTCCAATCAGATCGCGGTCTAATGGAGCTACTATTTTCTGAACATTCTATTTCGCTCAAATATTCATGACTATTAGCAAGATCAGCAAAATTCCAGTAAGGTGTGTAGAATCCGGCTTTATAAAACCTATAATCATGGTCCACATGTTCAAACGCGTTAGTGTAGTCTTCATCAAGAAGACCTACCGCTATTAATGATTCTTTTGTGTAGTAACAAAAAGCACCGACGCTATTTGCATTAATAGCGATTTTTATTTTTCCGTAATCAACAATAAACCTAGGTGTTGGGCGGCCCCCGGAAACAAGCCCTCGATTGGCCGGACCGTGATATCCAAAATTAAAATGTTGTAACCCGGTAATATTTCTAGCTTCAATATATTTTTCAAAAACTACAGGATCTCTTACTATAATATCGTCTTCAATAATAAAGATATGATCACAATTTTGTGATAAAAGCTCCTTAAACAAGATATTTTTTGATTTGCCTACACCTAAATTATTAGAATTGTGAATGTATTTGACGTTTGGTGTTTCTATTAACTTTTTCCAATCCTCAAATTGTGCACCATCGTTTACTATTACTATACTATATTTCTTAGGTATTGATTTAAAACACCTTAAAAAGAAACTAGGTCTATTACACGTGACAATACCTATACCGATTTTACCCATATATTAATTGTATTTTAATATAAATAATAATGATGGCAATCAATACTGCAAATAGTAATTTTGTTAATATCAGCAATTTACCGCAAACTCAAGAAGCGGTAAATACTGATCTTGTAATATTACAAACTGAGAACGGTACGCAGACAATAACGTTTGAAAATTTAAATGTTGTTAAGACGGATGCATCTGGTAATGCGACAATTATTGGCTCAGTCACTGGAAATGATGGTTATTTTGAAGTTTTATCAGCTTCTACAGGAATTAATTCTACAGCATATGCATGTAACAATACGGCAGGTTTTAATGCAGTTAATTCTTTTTATAATCGATTTACAGTTGTCGGAGGTATAGTTACTAGCGCTACTTACGTAAATTACAAAGATAACGATTATTTAAATATAACTGATATATTCATCCCCGCAGTTACTGCATGGCAAGATACACAGTATGCGAAGGTTGTAGAAAAATATGGTAGTGTTGAATTTAATTCAGGAGAAAGCATTCAAAGTGGTGCTATTAATGATCTGTTTGGTACAAATAACCCATTATCTAATTCTGTAGTAATATACCCCTATCATTTCACATTAACTTCAACAGGTCCTTTATCTGCTGCACCTTACATTGCTAATATTGCAAAATCAGGCGTGAGTAATCAAAACTTAACATTTGATATAGGCATAGGGTATCCATTACCGGGAATTTCACCTGCAATTACTATATACTGGAGAATGGTTTACTTTCGTTAATTAGAGTGAAACAATAAAGCTTTATTTATACGAGCTAAAACTTTTCTTGGATGGTTTCCTTCTTTTACTAATCTCGTATATTCGCTTCTAAAAGCCTTAACAAACTCTTCTGAAAGTCTAAAATTCTTTGGATAGAATTCTCTCTTTACAGTCTTTATAAACTTAAAGCTTTCTAAAAGCTCTTCGTACTTATCATTAAACTTAGCCATGTAATTATTTATGGCCTTTGATAATTCTATTCTTTAATCTCTTCTCTATTTTTTCTTCGTAAAGTGCGTCTTTGTTAGCTTTTAATATAGATTCTATATTATTTAAATTATTTGGGTCTAATACACTACTTTCGTCTTTTATTAGCTCTCCTTGTTCGTCAATATAAAATTTTATCATTTGAATACGCTCCTCAGGATTACCAAATATTTCAATAATAGGAGGTCTATCATCTGACGCCATAAAAGGACATTGACCAGATCTAGCTAAATTATATGCTATAGCTTTAAAAATATTATCTATTTCTTTTATATATTCTAAATCTATTTCTCTATTTTTCTTTTCTTCAATAGGCACCGGTGCAACTTTTGTTATGGGTAAAAAGAAAATAATATCTATTGCTTTCATACTTTCCTGTACAAGCGGAATACATTTTTTAATAAAATCTTTATCAATATCTGAAGATGCCTTGTCTTCAGCCCATAGAGAATAAACAATGTTATCTAGCGGACATCTATCAAAAATTATTTTATCGCCTTTTTCTGTTTGCTGTATATCGTCAATAAGGCAATTTAAGATTTTCCATTGACCATCTTGATTAACATCTTTATTAATACCTATTTTTTCTTTTTTTAAAAGCTTTCTGTATGATTCGTTTGAACGTGAATAACCAGGCCAGTTTTTTAAAAAATCATTAATTAATGTAGTTTTACCTTGGCAGGCGCTGCCTATAACAGCTATTCTCATACTATACTTTAAGCGCTTTATCCCAAATAACAAGTTGCAGTCTTGGACTAAATTTTAAATTATTTTTTTTACAAAGCTCTGCAACAAATTGTGATTTTTCTGCATGCTCAGCTCTACTACCACAGCAAGGCATGAGCCAGATTCTATTATACGGAACACGTATTTCAGGGTTATACATATACTTATCAAGTACCTCATTAAAGTCATTTTCATTATTAATAACAAATTTAAACCCTGATCCGTTTTCAACATGCCATCTTAATACTGTGGGTTTAAACCTCTTATCTTCTGGATCACCGTTATTTGAGAGCTTGGGTGATGTTGTAAATGTCGCCATATATTTTTTAATCCACAATTCGTCAGGCATAATTGTAGCGTTTGTTTCAAAATCAATAATAGGACAAAATGCGTAACGAGCAATAAATGCCTCAATAAAGCCTAAAAGCTGTTTCTGTTGTATTAAAGGTTCGCCGCCAGTTATCTTTAAGATAGCTCCATCTTTTAAGCGACAGTTATAACTATTTTGTGATATATATTCGAATATTTCTTCAAAAGACATTTTATTTTTTACCGACCAACTTATAAAGCTATCACACCCATGAGGCGAATCATTTGAAGCAAAGCCTTTACAAGTAAGGTTACACATTGATAGTCTCATAAAGACAGAAGGCCGGCCCACATACTCACCTTCACCCTCTATCGTATAAAAAATCTTATCGTCACTTAAAAATAAAGTATTATCCATTTGTTTAATTATAAGCTATAAAATAACTTCTTCAACTTTAATTATTATTAACAAAATATGTTTATTTAGATTAAATAATTACAGATGTCAAAGAAGGACAGACAGCTTAAAAAAGCTGCTCGCGATGAACAAAAACTCATTAAATCTGATATTTTTCTCAATTTTAAAGTAGAGCAAAAATTTCATTTTAATGAACATCACAAAGCTTTTGTAGATAAAGCGTTTCAAGACGACTCACACATTATTTTTTGCGATGGTCCCGCAGGATCATCTAAAACATATTGTGCAACATATGTTGCTTTATCTATGCTTAAGGAAAAAAAGATAGATGAAATTATCTATATAAGAAGTATAGTAGAATCAGCTACACGTAAACTAGGAAGCCTTCCAGGTGAAGTTGACGATAAGTTTAAACCATGGAGCATACCGTTAATAGAAAAATGTGATGAATTGGTAGGAAAACAAATAACTAACATGTTATTTGAAAGTGAATATTTAAAGTGTACTCCTGTAAATTTCTTGAGAGGTGCTACATTTGCAAATAGTGTAGTTATAGTAGATGAAGCTCAAAACCTAGAACATAGTGAATTAGTCACTATTTTAACTAGATTTGGTAAAAATTGTAAGCTGTTTGTAATAGGCGATTCATTACAATCTGATATTCAAAAATCTGGATTTAAAAATATAATGGGAGGTTTTAATTCCGAAGATAGTAATAATCATGGAATACATGTATTCCATTTTACGGAAGATGATATTACGAGGAGTAAGTTACTAAAGTTTATAGTTAAGGTGATAGCTGGTATTAAGCCAAAGCTATAATTATCTACCCCAGCTAGTACCGCCAAATAGGTTTGAAAATCCAGAAGTCACCTTATTACCTACTTGTACTGGCTTTGGACCTGGAGCAACAGGGGGATTCTTAATTACTGTCTCGAGGTTAACACCTGTTTCTTGAGCAACATCAGCCATAAAGTTTTGGATATGATTTACAGGAGGTTGAGTTTGAATTGTTGTTGCAACAGTTTC